CTCTGCTAGATACAATTGATTATAATGCTGCTGTAATTATAGATGAGTTATGGAAAGTATATGGTCAAGAGGGGATAGGGACTAAAGAGAAAGTAAATATTCTTACTTTACTTGGGAAGCATATTGGTATGTGGGCTAATAAGGTCCCTACTGCTGATGACGGTAAGCCAAGTATTCAATATAATATAGTTAATTATCATGGCATCGTTAATGAAATCAATCGAAATGAAAAAGAAGTTAGACCTCTTATCGAAAGCAACGATGCTCCCCAAGGATTTGAAGTTCTATCGTATGGTGACTAATATGAAATATCTATCTATGGTTGGCGTTATCTGGAATAAAGTATTCCCGCTATTCCGCGCACTTTCCCAGAATACTATTGATGGTAAGCTGTCGAGAGATGAGATTATCCGTCTAGTAGATGCTATGCTGGGTGGCAAAGATGCAATCTACTTCTGGAATAAGCCCGATGCCAAGTAGTCCAGGATATAAGAGAGATTACAAGGAAGAGTATGCCAATTATCAGGGAAAGAAAGATCAGATTGAAAAGAGGTCTTCTAGAAATAAGGCACGTAGAGAGCTAGCTAAAGATGGTAGAGTTAGACTTGGTGATGGTATGGATGTTGATCACAAGAATACTAATGCCAAAGATAATTCTAAGAAGAATCTGAGAGTTCAGTCCAAATCCGCCAATAGATCATTTCCACGAAACAAAAAAGCAGGAAAGAAATAATGTTTAAGAATATTCTACTGGCTGCCGTACTGCTGGTTTCTACTACTGCTGCGTCGGCCGAAGTGGCTAAGTTCACGTGGAACCCGGTCGTCGACGATCGTGTCGCCGTTTATGTACTGTCCTGGGGCAACGCCACCGGGGTCTACGACAAAGGCAGCGTCGAAGTTGCTGCCCCCACCGTGACCGCCCTCACCGCCGATCTAGGCGCCGGAACCCGCTTCTTTGCCGTCAAGGCATGTAATGCCGACAAGAGTCTCTGCTCCGACTGGTCCAACGAGGTCAAGGTCGTGTTCAAGGGTCCCATCGTGCCGCCTGCCGGGATGAAGCTTGATTCGCTAACTTTCACCATCAAGTAATGTCTGAAATTATAACGATTCCGTATAAGTATAAACCTTACCCGCATCAGGTAGAGTTGTTTGCTGCCAGAGATCAGGGGATTAAACATCTCCTGACTCGGTGGCACCGCAGATGTGGAAAGGATCTATCTTTCTGGAATCTCATGATTCGAGAGGCTGTGAAGCGTAAAGGATTATACTTTTACGTTTTCCCGCAGCTTAATCAAGGAAAGAAAGCTCTATTCGAGGGTATTACCAATGACGGGGATGATTTTATGTCATTCATCCCTGATTCTCTTCGGGCCGGTGAACCAAATATCACTGATCTGAAGACTAAATTATCCAATGGATCAATCATCCAGGTAATTGGCACTGACAAGTATGATAAGGTACGTGGTACTAATCCCGTGGGGGTAGTGTACTCTGAGTTTGCATACCAAGATCCCGGTGCCAGGGCAGCTATTCGTCCAATTCTTCTTGCTAACGGTGGTTGGGAGGCACTAAATTCCACCCCCAATGGCAAGAATCATATGTACAAGTTGGAGAATAGCGTCTCTAAGCGGACGGGGGAGGATACCTCGCTTGATTATAGGTGGTGGATTTCTGTAAAGACGATCGAAGAGACTGTTAAGCATGATGGTGTAACCCCCATCTTTACAGTAGAGCAGTACGAAAGGGAGATGGTTGATGAAGGGTATACTGAAGACTATATGCAGCAGGAGTATTATGTAAGCTATAATGCCAATGCTCAGGGTTATTATTATCTTTCATACATGAACCAGGCTAGGGAAGAAGGGAGGATTGGTAGTTTTCCATGGGTACCAGATGCTCCAGTATATACTTATTGGGATATCGGTGTTGGTGATTCTACTGCTATCTGGTTCTTACAGTGGGTAGACCAGAAGCCCCGAATTATAGACTTCTATTCTGCATTCTCTGCTGGTATTGATCACTATGCTTCTACCTTACTAAATGGTAAGAGAGCTAGATATGCGTATAAGATGCATACCTTCCCACATGATATGATCAATACCGAGTTTGGTACCGGCAGAACCCGTCTGGAGTTAGCCGAGGAGTTCTTTGGCAGAGATAAGGTCGATATGGGACCAAAGATTGGGTTTGAAGATGGCATCCAAGCTTCTAGATCCTTCATACAGAAGTGCTATTTTGATGAGAATGATGAAACTGAAAAAGGAATTAATGCCTTAGAGAATTATATGCGTGAGTGGAGCGATGAAAGAAAAGAATTCTCCCCGCGCCCCAAGCATGACTGGGCGTCACACCCAGCGGATGCATTTAGATACGCCGCTGTCTCAGCAGAACGTCCCGCAGAGAGAACCTACAGGGCAAAGAAGCTGCGGGAATTCAGAAGAAAATTTGGTAAAAAGAGCTGGCTAGTAGCATAAAGAGATAAATATGGCATCAATAGAAACTTTACTTGAGAAGAAGAGACTCCTTGATCGGATTTGGGGTGGTTTCTCTAGGGCTTTGGATCTAGGACATGATGCCTATACCAAGCGTGCTAGATATCTAGAGAATATGTATCTTGGTGGTGGCAGGCAGTGGTGGTCTGAAGCTGAGAAGGTTGAAGAGTTGGAAGAAGCCGGTAAGCCAGTTCTTGAACTTAATCTTATCGGATCAGATATTCGCAGATTAAAAGGGTATCAAACCCAATCTAGAATGAATATCGCGTATGAGCCACGCGGAGAAGGGGCTGATCTGACCGTATCGGAGATTTTATCTAAGATTGCCCTGTTTGAACTGGACCAGAATAGATTTCCTTGGGTCGAGTCACAGGTATTCGAGGATGGTATCGTACAGCAGCGTGGGTACTTTGACATTCGTATGGATTACGAAGAAGATCTGAAGGGAAGAATTAAGATTACTTCTCTTGATCCGCTTGATGTTATCCCTGATCCGGATGCCAAGAGTTATGACCCAAAAGACTGGAATCGGGTAACTATTACTAAGTGGCTACCACTAGAGACCATTAAGGCCCTCTATCCTGGTAAGTATAAAGCTGTAAAGCAGACCATGAATTCTTCTGAGAATGATTGGGGCTCCGGTGCTAACGAGGGCGTAGAGCGAAACACATTCTCTCAACCACATTCTAGATTTAATTATTGGTGTGCTGGAGAGGATGAGTATTATGTCCGTGTTCTTGATACCCAGTATTATCAGGTAGTACGTAGAAACTTCTTCTATGACCAAGATAATGACACTCTAATCCCAGTCCCGGATGACTATACTGTTGCCCAGGCCAAGCGGGAAGCTAAGCAGATGGGATATGAGATTGTGCCCCGCACCGTTAAGCGTATTAAGTGGACTATCTGCACCCGCGATGTTTTACTGCACGATGAGTGGTCTCCATATGATTATTATACTGTAGTTCCATTCTTCCCAATCTTCCGCCGTGGGCAGACTCTTTCTTTGGTTGATAACTTGATCACTAACCAAGAAGCAGTAAACAAGGCCCACTCCCAGTTCCTACATATCATTAACTCCACAGCCAACTCCGGGTGGATTACCCAAGAGGGTTCGCTAGTAAATATGGACGATGAGGATCTGGAGCAAGAGGGCGCTTCTACGGGCCTCCATATAGTCTATAAACGGGGCTATGACAAGCCCGAGAAGATTGTGCCTAATCAGATACCTTCTGGGTTATCGGAGTTCCTGCAAACCTCTATAGCCATCCACGATAGGCTTCTGGGGGTATCCGAAGCTTTCCGTGGTGATCGCAGTAACGAAGTCTCAGGCAGAGCCCTTCAAGAGCGCGTAAATCAAACTGCTGTTGGTCTGTCCTCAGTAATTGATAATCTGTTCTACACTAGGAATATTCTTGCTAGAATTCTTCTGTATATGATCCAGAACTTCTACACAGAAGAGCGTACATTCAGAATCGTAGTAGACCGTCCTACTGGAGAAGAGGAAGAGATTAAGATTAACTACGAGGATGAAATCAGTGGTATCATGAATGATATTACTATTGGTAAATATGATGTAGTAATCTCTGATGTACCAACACAGATTAACTACCAGCAAGGTCAACTGGCTGAGGCTCTTGAGTTCCGTAAGTATGGTGTTGCTATCCCAGATGATGAGATGGTTCGGTTGTCTACTCTTACCCGTAAGGATGAGATTGCTAAGCGCATGAGCGGGGAGGGCAATGAGGCTCAGGCTCAGATGCAGGAGATGCAAATGCAGCAGTTCCAATCCCAGTTAAGAGAGACCAATGCTAAGGCTGAAAAGACTGAGCAAGATACAATTAAGTTGGCTGCTGATGTAGCTAAGATGATTGCTGAGAATCCAGCCGTAGCATCCATAATGCAGCAGATCATTGCCATGAACCCTCCGGCAGCAATTGAGCGGCAGGAAATGGAAGCTGTGAACCAGCAACAGGGTTTAGATTCGGATATAGATAAGGCAATTCTTGGTCAATATTGAACTTTTTAATAGTTTACTTGTCTAAGTAAACAATCGCTACACTAATGCGATAATTTAGTGTTCTACGTTAACTAACGATATAGGTATAATATGGCAACTGTTGAAGTCGATAATCATGATGAACTACCAGTTCATAAGTCAATCAAGTATGATGATGTTGATCTAACGGATTATAGTGAGGATGAACTAAGAGTTCTAGGGCTATCTGAAGAGGAGATTCAAGCCATTAAGGGTGAACCCGAAGCAGATGAAGAGGAAGAGGCTGAAGAAGAGGAAGAGCAGGAAGCTGAGGAAGAGGTAGAAGAGGAAGAGGAGAAGGAAGAGCCACCTAAGAAAGAGCCCCGTATTCCTAAGTCCAGATTTGATGAAGCAGTCCAGAAAGAACGCGAGAAGGCTATCAGAGCTGAAGAGCGTGCTAAGTACCTAGAAGAGCGTATTGAACAGCTAATCGCATTGCAGACGGATCTGGCTAACAAGCAGAATAAGGAAGTTGAGGTAGTAAAAGAGTTTGATTTCGATGCAGCAGAAGACCAGTATGCACAACTACTGATCGAGGGAGAAGTTGCTGAGGCAGCTAAGCTACGAAAGGAGATGGAGAAGGCCAGAGAGCGTAGAATCCAGGATCTCCTAAAGAGCGTTAAGGAAGAGGCCAAGGCTACTACTAAACAGCTTAGCATCGAAGAGAAGAAAGAGGTTGTAATCCAAGAGGCTCTATCTAAGTATGCATTCTTGGATGATAATTCAGAAGAGTATAACAAGGAAGCAGTAGAAGAGATTAACTTCCTAGCTGCTGGTTACGAAGTTAAGAATAAGATGCCAGCCCATGAGGCTCTTAAGAAGGCAATTGAGCGTATTGCTGCTCCTCTTACAAAGCATGTAGATACTAAGAAGGTCACGGCGGAGAAGAAGACTAAGAAGATGGAGGCAATGAAGAAGCAGCCTCCAGAAACTTCTTCTGCTAAGTCAGTTCAAGAGAAGACTGCGGATGATTTTGACTGGGATAATATGTCCCAAGAAGAGTTTAGAACTCTTTATAAGAAGTCTCCTAAGATTATTAATGAAGCTCTCCGTAAGTCTTATATTTAAGTTTTATTCGCAAGCTTAAGCGTTACTAAGCATTTCACTTTTCGGTAAGTTCCATCCGATAATGGAATTGGGCTTGTAGTCTCCCTGATGACAAGGCAATTGGTTAAAAATAATTTTTGAGGTATATTAAAATGGCACTTGGTAAAACTGATTTTGCCGCCAGTCAGGGTGGCGCGAAGGTTCTTTGGAGTCGTAAGCTGTGGGAAGATGCCCGCGATCTAATGTTTATGACGAAGTTTGAGGGTGGTGCTGATGCCCCCGTTCACATGATCACGGATCTAACTAAGGAAGAGCGTGGCGAGACTGTTAAGATGCAGCTCGTATCCGATCTGGTTGGTGACGGTATCGTTGGTGATGGCGAGCGCGAAGGCCGTGGTGAGAAGCTCCAGAACTACTACGATGAGATCACCATTGACCTTATCACGCATTCGGTTGAGAACACCGGCAAGCTGAGCGATCAGAAGTCTGTTATCAACTTCCGTGAGCAGGCTAATGACAAGCTCAAGTACTGGCTAGCTAACCGTATGGACCAGCTTAAGATTCTTACTCTTTCTGGTATTTCTTATGCTTACAACCTGGATGGTACTACCCGTTCTGATACTTCCTTCCAGAACCTGGCTTTCGCTACTGATGTATCTGCTCCTACTACTAACCGTCACTATCGCGTAACTGCCGATAGTTCTGGTGTGTATACTGGCCTAGCCGCTGGTTCTACCACTTCAGTAGACGCTACTGATACTCTTAGCTACAAGGCTATTGTTGACGTTCTGGTTAAGGCCCGTCGTAACTACCTACCTGGTATGCTTAAGGATGGTAAGGACTACTACACCATTCTGGTTTCTCCAGAGGGTTATGCCCAGCTCAAGAAAGATTCTGATTTCCAGAATGCTATCGTAAATGCTGGTCCTCGTAGTCTTGACAATCCTTGGTTCAAGGGTGGTATCGTAACGATTGATGGTGCTGTTATCCATGAGCATCGTCTAGTCTACACGACCTCTACTTGGGGTGGTGGCGCTATCGCTGGTTCCCGTGCTCTAGTCATGGGTCGTCAGGCTCTTGGTTATGTCGATATGGGTCCTCCTTCTTGGGTTGAGAAGAAGTTCCAGTATGACTCCATGGTCGGTATCAACGTCGATAAGATGTTTGGTCTTCTGAAGCCTAAGTTCTACAACGTCAACACTGGCGCTGTTGAGGACTTTGGTGTTTTAGCTCTGGACCACGCTATCTGATAGCAAATAGGTAAAGCCCCCTTGGTGCTCCTTGGGGGCTTAACTTACAAATGACAATAAGATCTACACTATCTGAAAGGTTAAGAAAACTGGATTTTACTAATCCGGTTAAGGTATTTTTACGTGACCTTATTGATGGGGTCCCAACTTCAGAAGAAGTAGTATCCACCGCTAATGATTATATTACAGCGGAAGATGTTGCTGCATCTGGTTATGTAGTTTCTGGTGCTAACGCTACTTTGGGCGTGGTAACGGTAGAAAATTTAATCCTTAGTAATACATCTTGGGATGATTTAAGATTTCCAGCTCAAGGGATTAATCCAGCAGGATCAGCAGCACCACCCAGTGTTAATACTACGGATGGTACTTTAGAGTTCTCCGCATCAGCAGAGAATGTTATTGCTGGTATTGCACAAATGCCACATAGCTGGAAGATTGGTACCGATATAGAAGCCCATATACACTGGTCCCCGGCTACTTCTGCTACTGGTAATGTATATTGGCGTCTTCAGCACGATATTGCAGCAATTGGTGGTACATTTGATGGGTTTACTACTGTAAACTCACTGGACGCTGCTGATGCTGTAGCCAATAAACACCAAATCCATGAGTTAGGTATTATTTCAGCTTCTGGTATTGATACTGTATCCTCCATTATTAAATGGAAATTATCTCGAATAGGTGAAGATGCTACTGATACCTACGGTGGAATAGCGAAACTTTTAGAAGTAGACTTTCACTATCAAATTGATGGTTTCGGCTCTGAAGAAGAGTATGTTAAATCTTACTAAAGATTTATCCCTAATTTAGCGCAATGCTAAATCCCGTAGCGCAATGCTACATTTTCGTAAATCATAATTACAACACCTTCTTAGTTGTTGTTGAATAAGAGGATATTTAAATGCAAACACTTGATATCGCTGGGTATGAGGTTGGTCGTCAGGACGTTATCGTAGCTAAGGCTTCCGTAGTATTCGGTTCTGCTGTTGCTGATGCGGACTTTGCTGGTGTTTCTGGTACTAAGACTGCTATCGCTGTTCCCGCTGGTGCAATCGTTGTTGGTGGTTTCTATCGCCAGGTTAGTGGTACGACTGCTAGCGTAGACGTAGAGATTGGTGATGGTGGTGATCCGGATCGCTATGCTGCCAATATTGATGGGGCTGCTATTGGTACTACTTCCCTAGTTCCCACCGGCTACAAGTATACTACTGATGACACTATTGACTTCTATGTTGATACTGCTCTTCCTGCTGCTGGTGGCTCTGGTCTCCTGGTAGTTGAGTATATTGTTGACGGTCGTTCTGCCTTCGTTCAGAAGTAAGTAATAGAGGGGGAGTAAACCTCCCCCTTTTACTTTGAGGAATATATGATCAAGCAAAAAGAGTTTAAATGTCCTACTAGTGCCCCAGTACGGGTGCTATCCTATGATGGGAATATTATCTCTTGGGTATATCCAGAGTGGACTACCATTAGAGAAGAATTATGGAGAGATGCCTATAGCAAGGGGTGTATCTCTAAAGATATGAGTATGATCGGTGCTGATCCTTTCCAAGCTGCTGCCGCAGAAGAAGCTAAGGAAAAAGCATTTGAAGCCCAGGTCAAAGAGACTATGGCTAGACTGATTAAAGAAGGTGATCCTGAAGACTTAGATGCTAAGGGACGCCCAAAGGTTGATGTTATTGGTGATATTGTAGGATCTACTCCTACTGCCTATATGCGTAATAGACTTTTTGCGGAGTTAACAAATGGCAATTGAAACGCTATCCAGCCCTAAAGGTGGGGCATTCTCGGTTACTCCCAGCGATACTGTAGATCTAGCTATTGGTGCAGTTGCACTATATATTGGTACAGGTGGGGATGTAAAGCTAACCACTTCTTTTGGGCAGACTGTCACATTCGTCAATCTTGGTGATGGCCAGATTCTTCCTGTAAGAACTAGTAGAGTATATTCATCTGGTACTGACGCTACTGATATTGTTGGGTTATATTAATGTTAAACAGAGAACGGGTTGATGAATTCTATGCTGGGATTCTGGGTAT